TCCCGCTCGCGTTGTTAGCGAGGCTCACGCACGACGCGATAACCGCCGACACGAGCGTAGCGGCCGTCGTGTCGCCGACGCGGATACCCGCGAACGCGGCGCCCCGTACGCTACACCCTTGGACGTTCACCCGTTGCGCGGCGTAGGGCGCCGAGGCTAACCCTTTGACCGCGAACCCATCGGCCGGGGCGTCCACGGAACGGCACCCGACAAAGTCGACCGCCTCCGCGCCTTGCACGAGCACGCCGGCGCCGACGAAATCACACGAGCGTACCCCGACGTGCTCCCAGTAGGTCGCGGCCGCTGCCGAATTTATGGTAAAGGTCCCGCCGCCGATGGCCTTGCAGCCGACTAGCTCGAGGGACTGCGACGCCGCCGCGGACCACGACGAGGCGATAAACCCGGCACCCGCAAAACCCGCCAGGTCGAACCGGCACCCGGCGAACATAACGACCCCTGGCACGACTAGCGCTACCGTCGAGTCGACTAGATACACGAGCGCGGTACCGGTGCCGACGTCACGCGTAGCGACAAAGTCGCACCCCCGGAACGCGAACGACATACCGTGAGCCTCGCTAAGGGCCACGGCGCCGCCGATAGTGGACACGGGCCCGCCGCCCGACCCACCAGCTCCGTAAATCGTACACCCGTCTACGGAGCCCCTATCGCCACCTACGACGAGGCCGCCAAGGGTACAATTGGTGACGCGCCAATACTCCGTATCCCCGCCAATCTCCATCGACAGGTCGTAAATCATCGTGTCGTCTGCGTAGCAGTCGCTCACGAGCACGTCACGGCACGGGACCGCCCAAGCTACGTCCAGGCCGCCCGTACGCAGAAACGCCCGCCCCGTCGAACCTCGACAGCCTGAGACCCTCACCCGCTGCGAGTTGTGGACGCCGACCGCGTGCCGGACCGTAGCGGCCGCGGCGTCGAAGTCCCACCCGTCGACGTGCTCGACCTCGACGCCGTAGCAGCGCTCGACCGCGACGAGGCCGTTAGCTTGCGAGCCCGACACCGCGACGCGCCTAACGACGGAGTCGCGGCAGTAGCGTAGCCCGACGCACCCGACGGCGTCGGTAGTCCCGAGGCCCCGGATAGTTAGGCCCTCGACCTCGACGCGCTTGGGGGCTAGCTTGCCCATGTCGACGGTAGCCGCGACGTACGCGCCAAAAGTCGCGCGGCCCGCCGTCGCCGTCGAGGTACTCGGTACCGTAGCGATGCGGATAAACTCGCCCGCGCGGTAGTAGCTCTGCGCCGCCGACAGGCTAAAATTAGTCGGGTCGAGCACCGCGATAACGTCGTCCACCGCGAGGCCATGCACGCCGGTGAAGGCTAGCGCCGTCGACCCAAGCGTAACGCTTGTCGACAAGTCGGGTAGCGACGACATCGCGCCAAAGGCAAACACGCAAAAGCCCGACGGGAACGCCGCCCCGCTCGCGCCCGTAAAGTCGAGCGTTACCGCCTCGCGCGACTCGCCCCGCAAAATGATTTTGTCGTCTAGCGCTAGCTCGCGCGTACACTTGTACGTACCCCCGTCGAGGTACACTACGCCGCCCGTCGAGGCTAGCGAGCCGATACAGTCCTCGATAGCTTGCGCGTCGTCGGCGACGCCATCACCCACGGCGCCGAACTGGCGAGGGTTTCGGAAGCGTCCGAATACCCGAAACTCGTTACCCTGCGCGTCGTAAATCAGGCCGTTACTAAAATCGGTCGTCGAGGGCGTGCCGACGTTACCGGTACCGACCCACACGCACCCGCCGCCGTCGCCGGCCGCCGCATACCCCGAGGTCGTTAGCACCCCGGTCCGCGTAAAGTCCGAACCCGCCGCGATAATGTCGAGCGTGGTAGCCGTCGCGCGGCCGCAAATTTTGTTGAGGGCCTCGATGTACTGCGAGACCGTAACCGTGTCGCCGACGCCGCTCGGGTTAATGCCCGCGCGACTTAGGAGCCCTTGGAATAGCCCCCACATGTCGCCGATAAGCTCCGCGTCCCACGGCGTACCCGTACCGTCGCCAGACGTCACGACGTCGCGGGCGGTGCCGTAGGGGTAGGCGGCGGACGCCGCGTCGACTTTACCGGGGAAGTTTACTAAGGGGTTTAGTGCCATGGGGGAGCCTAGGTGTACTGTACCCGAAGCACTATCCAAAGGTACCCGGGACAGATACGGCGCACGAGCGTCTCAAACTCGACGCGGCGCGATAGGGGGATAGCCACGACATCGGGGAAAGTTTCGCCGCCGATGTACATGTATGAGGGGTGGGTAAAATACTCGGACCCGTCGGGGGCCGTAGCGAACGGGCCGCAGTACGCGAACCCGACGGCCTCGACGGTGTACCCGCCAAAGTTCCCCGCTTGTGCGAACGGTTCGCCCGCCTGCATAAGGGGCTCGCCCGCCTGCGCGTACGGTCCGGTTTTTACGGTCGTGTAGTACAGGTTAGCGAGTAGCAGCCCGTCGACGTCGGTGCCCCCGTACTCGGGTAGCAGGTGGTCGCGGGGGTCTCGCGGTCGAGGTACCCCCCACGCGGTGAGCTCCCACCACTCATGGGTATACACGGGGAACCCGTGGGCCTGTAGCGTGTCGGTGATATACCGCGGGTCCTGCCTCCCGGTAGTGCCCCACGCGCCCGCGAGTCGCTCGCGCCGTTGCGGGTCGGTTAGCGTGCCCGGCACGAAAGCGAATTGGGCGTCCCACGACGGTAATAGCCGCGTCGTTTCCGGGAACAAGTCGAAGTACATCTCGTCGAAAAATGTACGGACGGAGTCGAGGCCCGCGGCGATGCCCCGCAAGTAACGGACTAGCATACGGTCGACGACAAGACGCCACGCCCGACCCCGCGGGAACATTAGCCGCAAGGTGTCGAACATACTCATACGAAAGACACGCTATCGAGGGTCGCTTTTTCGCCGCGCCCGAGGGTATAGATTTGGATAGTCGAGTAGCTCGCCGACTCCACCGTGTAGTTGATAGTCAGTTCCGGGGAGTCGACTAGACCCGACTCAAACGCCGAGATATCGCGCGAGCTGTCGTCCGTCCCGGTGATTACGAACGCCATCGCGTTACCGGTAGCCCACCCCGCGAGCGCGACTATCTCGGCGACCGCGGCGCTAAGGTCGGGGGTTGAGTTTACGCTAGCAGCGGCCCACCCCGCGGGCGACCACGACGCCTCGCCGACGGTCCTATCGCGGTCGCTGATATCGTTGGCCGCGGCGGTGTACGCCGCTGGCGTAGCGCTCGCCTCGCCCGTAATCGTTAGGGCGCTATACGTGTTGTTTAGCGCCGAGGCGGTTAGGGCTAACGACGCTCCCGTGATAGTCGCGCCCGCGGGTACGGCGACGTCGGCGATACGGAGCCCGACGTAATGCGCGGCGCCGCCTAGTTCGATGGCGAGACCGCCGACGGTTACCACACCTGCGGTCTCTTCGGCGTCATCCGCTCCGGCTACGACCTTGCCGATAAACTGGCCCGACGTAACTTGGGTAGACTGTAGCGCTGCCGACACGAACGTACCGCCGGCGGCGCTAACGATATCGTTTACTAGACCGCCGACCGCGGCGCTACTCACCCGGTCGCGTCGGATGATAGAGACGCCACCAATCCAAGGCTCGAACGACGCGAACAAGGCCGCGAGCGCGTCGGTGATTTGGGTCTGCACGCTAACCGAGTCCCCCGCGACGAGGCCGGACACGGCGACCCGAAACGACTTGCGCGAGATAGGCAGCGTCTTCACGAACGCGTTTACGGGCCGCCGACTCGCGCGCCCGCCATCGTCTAGGTTTACCGCGCCCTTGACGGCCGTAAGCTGCGCCGGGGTGGGGATGCCCTCGGGGGATCCGGAACTAGCTTCCGTCGCCTGACAGTACAAGTCGACGACGCCGGGGCACACCCCCGCGTACGGGTAGACGTCGGTGATACCCGCGGCGAACTCCCCCCACAATTCGAAGTCTACGAGCGCGCCGCCTTGCGGGGGTTTTTGCGCCCGGTCTTGTACGCGCGTCCGGTAGTCGTCCGTCGACTCCGCGTCCGCCCCCGTGGTCGTTACGAGCGAAACGGAGCCGTCCGTAGCTACCCCGCTCGGGGTCGTAACAAACGACACGACGGACCCGGGGTCTAGGTTACCCACGGCGCCTAAGCCCGCGTTGTTACTTTGGTCGCCGGCGGCCTGTACCGGTACCGTAATCGTCGAGGCGTTCACGAGTACCGCGGCGGTACTCAAGTACGTTACGCCGTTCGTCGCGCTCACGAGTTGCGCGCCCGCGTCGATAGTCGCGCCCGTGATAGTCGCTACAGGAAACTCGACCTCGAACGCCGCCGCGGTCGCGGGTACGGGGAGGCCCGCGCGGAAGGTCAAGCCCCACTGCTGTAGCGGCGTAATCGTCACCCCGTTTATTCGCTGCGCCTTGTTCGAGGCGGTAGCGATAAACATCTGGAGAAAAATAAACGACCCGTACCGGTACAGTAGCGCGAGCGGACCCGATAGCGCCGACGCGAGTACACGCGTAAACGCCTTGGGTAGCAGCGGGATAGTTTGGCCGATTTGAAATTCAATCGACGCAATGAGCGCCGAGCGGATTTCGCTTTCCGATGTCGTAGGGGTGGCCATTAGCTTTTCGCGTTCCAATTCCCGACGTATGCGAACGTCGAGGGGTCGCCCTCCGCTTGAATCGTACACACGATGCGCACGCGCTTAGGTGCCGGGATGCTAACCGACACCTCGACCGATGTCGCTACCCCGGCCGTTAGCATCCACGCGATGTCATTTTTTACCGTGGTCTCGATGAGCGCGAGCGCACCCGACGAGGCCGACGTACTGTTTAGGACGCGGCCCGTTTGCCCGCGGTACTGTTCGGCCGGGTCGGTTACGAGATAGTTTATCCACGCGTTGTTAGGGTCGCCAGGTAGCCCCGTGTCATCCTCGTCGCCGCCGAATAGGGACAGGTACCACGCATTATGAAGGCCGCCGCTACGGAGCACCTCGCCGCCGCTAATCTGTACCTCGCCGCCGTCGCCGGTAAGGATTAGCAGCGCGTCGCCGTCGTACGCTACGCCCGTCGCCGGGACCGTCCCGGCGGGTATGGGGTCGGGGGTATCTAGCGCGCCGTGTAGCGCCGTACCGTGCTTGAACCCGTGTAGCGACGACGACATGTTACCCCGAGCAGCGCGCGACGCGGCGCACTAGGTCGGCCGCGTCCTCGACGGCCTTGGGCTCGCCGCGGTCGAGGCGTTCCGCGAGTAGGAGCAAGTACGCCCGCGCCTTGTCGGGGCGCCTGAACACGACGCTTAGTTTATTGTCCGCGAGGGCACATGTAGTGACCGCGACCGCGGTACCCCTGTCGCACGCGACGCCCACGCCGCCTACGAGCAATGCGACGCCGAGGGCCACCCCGACGAGGTACGGTCTACGCATTGTCAGCCTCTAACACAACGTCGTCGAGATAGGCCGGCGCGGGGCGTAACTTGCCGGCGGTGTCCTCGACGCCGAGCACGCCCGCGTAAGCTAGCAAGGTCATGGCGACGTCATGCCACGCGCCGGCGAGTCCGAAGGTAATCGCGGCGCCGACGGCTAACCAAAACTTGCGCGACGGTAGGGTTTTCTCTAGTAGGCTTTTTAGGTGTTTCATTTTTGAGGTCCTAGCAACGCCCGCTCTTTAGCTGCGAGCGAGTCCGGTTTTTTGGTGACTTGCGACGGGCGCTTGCGCTGCGCGATGTCCTGCATGACTTCCCCCTGCCAGTGCATATGTTCGAGGGTATACGCTTGGACCTCAGCGTTACGTTGCGCGTCAACGGTTAGCTTTTGGATTGCGGCTGCGTTCGACTTAATGGCGTCTACCGTTTCGCTCACGGGGCCCGCGTCATGTACGGCCTTGATGGCGTTTTTCATCTGCGCCACCGTAGGCTTCGCCTGTAGCTCGTGGTAGGTCGTAAAGGCGCCCCACACGAGCGCGAGAATCGTAGCGCACGCGCCGGCTATCGCTTTCCACGGTTTCACTAACGCCTCGCCGCGCTCCGCTTGGGACAGGGGGCGCGAGTCGCTTAGGGTCGCGTTAGCTTTTTCCAGAGCGACCACAAGACGCCGCGCGGTGTCGAGGTCACGCGCGCTCGGGGCGTCGCTATCTGGTGGTCGGACGCGGTCGGCCATAGTGCTACACCGCGCAACAATCGAGAGACGTACCGTCGCACCAGTCGAAGCCGTCGTCACACTTGCACCAGTCGCCATCGAGGTGATTGTGGGAGCCGCTGAGGCACTCGGTGCTCTCTCCGGTCTCCTCGGTGCTCTCGTCTTCGGCTGCCCCCGTGTCGGTCTCAACCACGCCGTCAACCGGGGAGCGCACGCCACAAGCCGCGACGATAGCCGCCGCGAGTAGCAAGTCGAAGGC